GACTACGGTATTAAGAGGCTTAAGGTAAGAGGACATGGTAAAGCTATGCAATTCAAGGTAGCCTCTGTAGATACAGAGCCCTTTAGCATCATAGGGTGGGCTTCTTGGGACTCGGCTAACGCTAAACCTTAAGTACATAAGGATTAACATAATATATGAGCTTACAGGGCCATTAGGATTAACATTATATGAACCTTAAAATAGCCTCTATAGAAGATCTAGAAGATATAGTAGACCTTATGGTAACCTTTAAGGTAGAAAGCCCTTATAGTACCTTAAGTACAGATATAGAGAAGATAAGGACTTCAGTACTTGATGGCCTTAATAAAGACAAGAAAGAATACCTTATTCTCTTGTCTTATTCAGAAGACTTTAAAGATAAGGGTCCTATAGGTATTATAATAGGAAGTATACAAGAGTTCCCTTTCTCCTTGGATAAACAGGCTTATGAGCATATATGGTATGTCTTACCTAAGTATAGAAAGAATAAAGTAGGCCTTGAGTTATATGAAGCCTTTGAATATTGGGCTATTAAACTAGGGGTTAAAGTAATACATAGTGCTTATCCTTCAGAGGACTTAAAGACCTTTTATCTTAGTAAAGGCTATAAGCCCTTAGAGAGAGTATATTATAAGATTATAGATGAGGTAAATACATAAATGGCTGCAGCAGGACTATTAGGCGGTCTTCTATTTGGAATTGTAGGCACAGGCTTACAGGTATTCGGAGCTGCTAAACAGCAGGAAGCTCAGAAGAAGGCTCTAGCCGCTCAACAGAGGGCTGAGACTATTCGAGAGCAAGCTATGGAATCTGACGCTATGCGCAGACGCAGAGAATCTGTACGTCAGGGAATAATTCAGAGGGCTGTAGCGCAGTCTAATGCAACTAATCAAGGTGCAGAATCAGGTTCTGCTCTAGGAGGAGCATATGGACAGGTCTCAGGTAACATGGCTACTGCAATCGGAGGTGTAGAGGCTGCTAGGACAGCTGGAGCAGCTCTGTTCCAGACTAATAGAGAGGTTCTAAATTATCGTAAGGATGAGGCAGATGCAGGCTTCATATCGTCCTTAGGTCAAGGCTTCTCTTCTCTAGGAGGTGCTTTCGGCAAGAGTCAGGGCTCCTTAGGTAGACTGTTCGGGTAATGGCTTATATTCCAACTACAGAACTAGAGACTCCTCTATCCTTAAATCCTACTATGCCTATAGAGGATGAGGGAGGTTATACTCTAAATCCTAATATGAACGCTCCCGCTCCTGTTACTGGCGATATAGCTAAAGACAGGGCTAAGAGAGCGCATATAGGTCTGGGAGAACTATCTCCTGGAGAGGATAATCTTGAAAACTCTATTGCTGTAGGGCAAGAAGGAGCAGCGAGAGAATCTGCTGCCGAGAGACTTAAGATTGAGAAAGATAAGGCTAACAAGAAACGCCTAGAAGAACTAGCTAGAACTCAAGGCGCTGCAGGAGTATCTGCTGCTAGAGGTCTACTACGTCCTGCAGACATATCTGCAGATGCAGTGTTCGAACAAGAGTTCGCCAAGAAATATATAGAACTTACAGCGACTAACAATAAGGCTCATGATTCTATAGTCAAAGTAGCTAATGAAGAAGACCCTGAAGGTACTAAGAGAGTGCTCTACGGGAATGCTCAACTTCTAGCTATGAGTGAAGTAATCAAGACTGCAAGACAAGACTTAGAAGCTAGACAGGCTAAGCGAGGATGGGGAGAGACTGCTGTTAACTTCGGCAAGCTATTAATCCCAGGAGTATCTGCAGCTACTAGATCACCAGACTGGAGCTTCCTAAATATAGTATTTCCAGGCTCTAGCATGGAACAGGAGATAGATAAGTTCTGGTCTTTTAGAGACCCTGCCCAAGCTAATAAATGGCTTAAAGGCAGGGTAGAGGCTATTGAAGCTTCTAACCCTCTGGATGCTATAGCTTACGCTAAACACATGGAATCCATGTCTTCTAATGACAAATTCATGGATAATCTAATGGGTGTTATGGACTCTCAATCTGGACTCTCTGTAGGAGCAGGTCTTATAAAAGGAGCCGTAGCTCTAACAGGCTTGAAGAAGCTCATGAGGGACTCTATAAAAGGAGCTTCAGGAGATTCCCTAAAGATGGAACACGTCTATGAAGCTATGGGCGACATCGAGAAAGCAGGCGAGATTAAGTCTGTAAAGACTATATTCGCTAAGGAAGATAAGATCGGAGTTACTGCAGAACTATCTGAGAATGCTCACACCATTATCAATCCTGAGTTAATTACCGCAGGTATGAATAAAGGCTCTCTGCTAAGAGAGAATGCAAACAGACTTACTTCATTCTTAAAGAGTCAAGCTTCAGATCTTGTAGAGGCAATCCTTAAGTCTCCTAGAGCTGAACGGCTTACTGAAGAAGAACTAGCTAAGGCGGTAGAAGTAGCTAAAGTAGCTCTACGTAAGCAATTCAATCATGCTGGTGACAACATAATCGACTTTATAGTTGAAGTTACCCCAGGTTCTAACGCCAGGTATGTAAGGATGATCATAGGCGAGACTGACGGTACTCTAGCTAAGTCTGAGTCGAGAATAAACAGGATTATGCAAGATGACCTAGGCTTGGACTACCAGAGCTTCAGGACAGGTAAGGAAAAGGATACACCAGGCTTACTTGCTGAGAACAGGTCCCAATGGGCTTCTAATCTAAAACCTCATGAGAAGGGTATGGAGTTCAAGACTGTACAGCATGGTGAAGGCTGGTACGGTTCTGTAAGCAAGTACATAGACGAGACAGATGATGCTGTCCGCACTATGACTCTAACTACTAAAAATACTAATCCAATAAGTCTGGGCAATACCTTCATGGGAGGTATCTTCCAGAAGTTCCGTTCTGCAGAAGATCAACTAGCTTACTTCCAGAGGACCCTAAGACACGTAGCTACTCACGTGCCTAATGAAATACAGCGTATTATGGCTGAGAAAGCTCAGATCATAGGAACTATTAAAGGTGCTCGTAAAGATGAATTAAAACGCTTCCTAGACTCTTCCATGAAGTCCTGGGACCCTGTTACAGGGGATCGAGGCATAGCCTATAGGACTCAAGTAGATTTTGAGAAGGCTTGGCAAGATATGTTTCCAGGTAAGATACCTACAGATCAACAGTATCTAGCCTACTGGACCTACCATCAATTGATGGATACAGACTGGATTCTGCGTAACTTCTCTGCTCATAGAGATCTTGCACGTCAAGGCGCTGAAACCCTAACCTTTAATATTAAGAAGAACGACGGCTCTGCTGAAGCAGTAATAGCCCCAGGAAAATATCTACCAGATGGTATAGACTGGCGTAATAAGACTGACGGAGGTATAGTAGTCCTACACCCTAACTCTGCCCCTCAATTCTACTGGAAAGCAGATGCGGGTGAAGTAAGTGTTAAATATCTTAAAGAGTTGTACGAGAAGCAAGGATTCAAGGCATACCAAATAGGTAATCCTCGTAACTTACCCTTCAAGGATGCCCTCCAGAAAGGCAGTACAGTAAACTTCGTAATAGCTAAAGATGTTCAGACCAGACCTCTATCTATGAAGTTGGTAGACTATAATCCTGGCTCCCACATCATATACCCTCAAGCCTATAAAGTCGTCCAACCTGTGATTGGCGTTGCCGATAAAGGCAGAGTTAACTATTACGGGGATAAACTAGCATTCTTCGGAGAGTCTGAAGCTTCTGTTAAGTCAGGTGCTGCTGCTCTAGATGGCTTCAGGAAGCTGATCAGAGAGCCTAATGTCACTGATGCTGTCCTTCAGGCTCATATAGACAGAACCAAGATGCCTAAGGATCTAGACTTCTGGAAGAATCAATTCGACCTAGCTAGAGACGGTAAGAGCGGTCACCTAGACTTAGACTTCCCTATTACACACGTAAGGACGGGCAAGTCTTCTCTAGACAACCCTTCAATTATGGAACACCACGCATTCAAAGATTCAGATGGTAAGCCATTGAACCTTCGCAGAGAAGACAGGTCTGAATACAACATGATGCGTTCTATTGACGTAGACTTCATGGCTAGCAGAGATGGTCCTACCCTTAACTGGACTAATGGAGGCAGTCTATCTAAACCTGTATACCATCTTAATACTGCAGAGATGCTTGATCCTTTCGCCTCTCTAAGCAGAGCGTTGGGTAATTCCGTAAGAACCTTAATCAATAACGACGTAAAGATTTCTGCCGTAGAGCAGTATGCTAAACAATACTATAAGATAGCTAAAGATCCAGAACATGCTCTTAAGAATCCTTTCGAGTTCTTCTACTCAAAAGATAGCCTAAACATGGCTACCGATGCCAAAGACTTACTTAACTCTGCTGTTAATGCAAAGGAACGTATAACTAACTTCCTAGGTACTCGTTCAGACATAGCTAGAGACCTAGAACACTGGCAACAGGGTCTAGTAAGTAAGCTAGGAGATGGTGCAGCTAGAATATACTCTACACACGAATTAAGGGCTATTAAAGACCCCATAGCATTCACTAGAGCAGCTATGTACCACCTTAAATTCGGTTTCCTTAATATAAAACAGTTCGTAGTGCAAGGCATGGGCGCAGCCCACGCTGTTGCAATAGCAGGACCAGATGCAGGCTGGAAAGGCTTCGTAAACTATGCAGTACAGAGGGCTGGACTACATCTAACAGATGATCCTGCAATCCTAGATAGATACGCCACCATAGCGCAGAACCTAGGTGGTATGAAGAAGGAATGGTTCAAGGAATCATACCAAGCTATGCGTAGGTCGGGAGTAGACATTATAGGCAAGGAACATGCTCTTAGAGACGACTCTTTCGACATGAAGCTATTCACTACTACAGCAGGTAAGATCTTAGACTGGGGTACAGTATTCTTCAAGGAAGGTGAACGCCTAACTCGTATGGTTGCCTTTAATGCAGCTTATTATGAGTGGCGTAAGGCTAACCCTACTAGAGAGCTAAATAACTATAGACTAGCAGAGATCTTGACTAGAACTGATGACCTAGCAGCTAACATGACCAAGGCTTCCCATTCTAAGCTCCAAGAAGGAGTATTCGCCCCTGCATTCCAATTCCAGACCTTCTCTCAACGTATGATCGAGCAGTTCTGGGGAGGCAGACTAACTAGAGCGGAGAAAGCTAGAGCTTTCGCAGTTCATTCAGCTCTATTCGGAGTCCCAGTAGCAGCAGGTGCTGCAATACCTCTGCCTTTCGCAGATATGCTTCGTTCATATCAGCTTGAGAAGGGCAACGAGATCATAGATAATAAATTCTACAAAGCAGCGATGGAAGGAGGTCTAGCCTATGCAACATACCTAGCTACTGGCAAAGAGACTAACTTCGGACAACGCTTCGGTCCTGGGACCTCAGATCAATTCTCTAAGTGGATGACAGGAGAGACAGGTTTCTGGGAGACTGTTACAGGTCCTGCAGGAACTACAATAGTATCTATACTTAAGTCTATATACCCTATAACAGCTAATCTCCATCTAGCCCTAATAGGCTCTGATCAGAGGATGCCTGTAACATGGGGAGACATAGTCCCTATAATCCGAGAGTTCTCTTCTGGGAATGACTACCATAATGCATTCTACGCTGTTAATGCTGGTATCTATATAAACAAGAACAACCAGTTAATGCAGAAAGATCTAGATGCTAAAGACGCAGGTTTGATGCTTGTAGGACTTACAGGCAAACCTATGGCTGACGCTAGATTGATGATGGGTTCTATTAAAGATCAAGAAGAAGCTCAGAAGAAAGCCATGAATAAGGCTGCCGAACAATTAGGCATAGCCTTTAAACACATGGGTCCTTCAGGAGATTGGGCTAAGGCAGAACTATACGTAGTTAGAGCTAAGGTAGTAATGGACGTTATGGGCAGACTTACAGATAAACAGAAGTCTGAAGTCCTACAGAGGGCTACCCAACAGAACAAGACATACATAGACAGAGCGAAGATGGACTTCGTCACTAAAGGATATAAGAATGAACTCCCAGCTAGGCTCCAACGCCTATTCAACGGTAAATTATAAGGAATAATATGGCACAGTTTGCACCATACGGTAGTACAGGCAACCCTCCTTCTTACTTAGGGTTATCTAAAGAACCAGACCGTCCTAAGCCTAACAAGGCTATGCAACACCTATTTGAAGGGCTAGGGGATCTTTTCTCCACTGCAGTATCAGGAGTAGACGAGCTTAATCAACAAGGGCTAAAGAAGGATGCCTTCGAACAGGTAGATAAAATCGTAAGCGGGGACATACAAACTCTAGAGAGTCAGCTGATTGAAGGTTCTGGTACTGGTTCAACTATGCCTAAGGCAGATGCTGCAGAACAACAGGCTAGTATATCTGGTGGGATATTTACGAATAGAGTAGACTCTGAAGGTAATGCAACCTCAGGTAAATCTACTGCATCTGGTGAACCTGTCCCTGCAGATATAGACAGAGGTATGAACCAGATAAAGCGTATCCAAGATGCTAAAGCAGTTAAGAAGGGTAATTCAGTCCTATACGAAGGACAAGTCCACGAGATAGCCCAGAACCTTTTATCTAAGTATGGTATAGGCTATAGATCTCACATCGAGTCTGCCCTAGACCAAGCTACTAATACTCGTGCTGCAGCCCATCGTAAGGCTCTAATAGATGCTGTAACTAATCTAAACTCAGGTAAGGATGCTGCTCAAAAAGCAGATGAGTCTTGGCTTAGCGCTCACGCTAAGTATTTCATAAATCCAGACGGAAGCTTCAATCAAGAAGTATTTCGTAAGGCTCAACAGTATGTAGGTACTACTGCATTCGGTAGATTCAAAGAATATGCTGGAGAACAGCAAGCCCTAGAGTTCGGTAATAAGCGTGCTAATGACGCTCTAGAACATGAGAATAAGGTTAATGGTGTAAATGCAGACAGAGCGGAGAGAACCTCATCAGGCAATCTAGACAGAATTTACTCTGCCTCGTATACTTCATGGAAGTTTAGTACAGGCCAGGGCGAACTAAGCCTAGCAGAGATAGAACAGAAACTTGCTGGTATTAAGTCTTCAGGTAAAGAACCTAATCCTACAGAGTTACAGGCATATGGAAGAGCCATAGCCCAATTCAAACAGAACTTCTATAATCTAAGCAGATCTGCCCTGCAGTCTCAAGAACACAATACTGGTAAGGTAGATGAAAGAGGCGTTCCTATTAAGATGAGCCTATCCCAGATGATGGGGCCTGAAAGAGCTAATAAACTCTTAGACGATAAGATGAAGTCTCTAGATATGATGATTAATGACGTAGGTGCAGGACACCTTACGTTAGCTACATCTACAGCTACTATTACAGATCAAATGGGTAAGAACGATGCCTTCAGGCTCATAGCCGATCCTACTATCCGTAGGGTTAGAGCCCTTTCAGAGGCTGTAGGTCCTAATGGTAAGGCGTTCATGGATGCCTACTTGACTGCAGGTAACTATAAAGGGTTTGACGAGGTAACTAAAGCTCTTACAAACGTCCAATTCTTCGACTTTACTCAGACTAAGGTTCCTGGAGGTTTGAATAGAGTTAGCGAAGACTACGGCAAGATTAAACCTCAAGAAGCTAAGAATCCTAACTCAGACTACCTTAAGGCAGGTATTAACATGCCTTCTAAGGTTATTACTGATCCTAAAGCTCCTCTAGAAGCTAAGATTAACATGGCTTCTAATCTATCTGACCCAGGCACTACAGATTTCATATCTAAGTTCCACAAGAATGAGCAGATAGACATATGGGCTACTCTATCCCAACCTGGCGTAGCTAAGGGCATAAAGGCTCTAGGAAATGAACAGGTATGGCAGGAGTACAAGACTTGGGGTGCTCAGACCATGGTACGGCTGGCCCAGACTTATCTATCTAATATTAGAGACGGGATGAAGGAGAATCCTGCTCTAAACATAAGGTGGAACCCAGAGACTCAAAAGATAGACTATGATAATGTTATCTACGGACAACCAATTCCAGGAGAGGGTCAGAGACCTAGGGGATTACCTGCCAATGCTCATATAGTAGCTATAAACAAGTTCAACCTAATGTTGAATACATACAAGAATATCCTTGCAGAAGACGGAGAGAAGATTACTCCAGAACACCTTAAGGCAGTAGGCCTAGATTTAACTCCTAAGGCTCACGAGAGCTGGATTGGTAATGCAATCGTAGATGCTTTCTCTCCTAAGCAAACTACAGACACAAATACCCCTCAATTGTTCCAAAAAGGCGATATACAGAGTGATTCTGGGACAGGAACGACCAGTTCTGGTAACACACAAAATACCCCCGGTACCCTCCTACCTGGTACTACACCAAACTCAACCAGTGAGGCTCCTACAGGCTCTGGAGGGCCATCTAATAGGACTGTAGGACCTAGATCTGAGGTTACCCCTACGCCTAGAGACTACGGAAACTTCAATCCTAACGTAGAAATTCCTGGTGCTATGAAGGATACTGTACTACAGAAACTCTCTGAAGCAGGTGCAAATGTAAAGGATTTCCCTGCTGCTGTACAAAATAAGTTCAAAGAAGCAGGTATATTCTCTTCTGTTAAGCTGACAAAAGAGGATTTTGACTCTATTTCTGATAAGGCCTGGGCTAAAGTTGCTAAGGCTGTAGGTGCTCCTGTACCTAAAGAGAACGTAACTGGTACATCTAGTGTTGTAGTTAATAATAAAGAGTTCTCTGGATTTAGTCTAGAAGCTCCTACACACTCTCAAGGAGAGAAGAAAGGTACTTGGCCTGAAGGGATTATGTCCCAAGACAAGGCTCAGATACTAGCTGTTACAGACCAATCAGAGAGAGTTGCTAATGTAAGAGGTTATGGAGAGCAACTTACAGGTACTATAACTGTTAATGGTAATACTTATAAGTTTATTAATGGAGGAGGAGGTAGAGGATCTATTCCTTTCTCTGAATATAGCATAACTAACTTTAGAACTGCAGAGCAGAGAGCCTCTCAAGGTATGATTAACCTAGGAGATACATGGGATCTTAACAATGTATCTGATCCTATGGCTGGTGGAACTCGTACAGAACTACGTATTCACAGGGCTGCTAAGGGTGGAACTGCAGGATGTATAGGCATTGTAGGCTCAGAAGGTACTTGGAGACAGTTTGTTCAAGATATGAAAGCTCAAGGACCTACTAAAGTAGTACTAGGACCCTCAAAAGAAGACGAAGAAACTAATTCTTTAGTTCGAAAAGCCTCCCGTCCTCGATAAGGAGACAGGGAGTGGATACATCAAAGGGCGTAACCTTGATGGAGACAAGGAATGAGTATATATGTAATTATTAAGTACCTTTAGAGCTAAGCTAAAGTACTCTTTTAGGGGACCCTTAGTGAAAATAAAGAGATCTAATGAATACTATATAGTATTCATTAGATCTCTTTATTTTCACTAAGGGTCCCCTAAAAGAGTACTTTAGCTTAGCTCTAAAGGTACTTAATAATTACATATATACTCATTCCTTGTCTCCATCAAGGTTACGCCCTTTGATGTATCCACTCCCTGTCTCCTTATCGAGGACGGGAGGCTTTTCGAACTAAAGAATTAGTTTCTTCGTCTTCTTTTGAGGGTCCTAGTACTACTTTAGTAGGTCCTTGAGCTTTCATATCTTGAACAAACTGTCTCCAAGTACCTTCTGAGCCTACAATGCCTATACATCCTGCAGTTCCACCCTTAGCAGCCCTGTGAATACGTAGTTCTGTACGAGTTCCACCAGCCATAGGATCAGATACATTGTTAAGATCCCATGTATCTCCTAGGTTAATCATACCTTGAGAGGCTCTCTGCTCTGCAGTTCTAAAGTTAGTTATGCTATATTCAGAGAAAGGAATAGATCCTCTACCTCCTCCTCCATTAATAAACTTATAAGTATTACCATTAACAGTTATAGTACCTGTAAGTTGCTCTCCATAACCTCTTACATTAGCAACTCTCTCTGATTGGTCTGTAACAGCTAGTATCTGAGCCTTGTCTTGGGACATAATCCCTTCAGGCCAAGTACCTTTCTTCTCTCCTTGAGAGTGTGTAGGAGCTTCTAGACTAAATCCAGAGAACTCTTTATTATTAACTACAACACTAGATGTACCAGTTACGTTCTCTTTAGGTACAGGAGCACCTACAGCCTTAGCAACTTTAGCCCAGGCCTTATCAGAAATAGAGTCAAAATCCTCTTTTGTCAGCTTAACAGAAGAGAATATACCTGCTTCTTTGAACTTATTTTGTACAGCAGCAGGGAAATCCTTTACATTTGCACCTGCTTCAGAGAGTTTCTGTAGTACAGTATCCTTCATAGCACCAGGAATTTCTACGTTAGGATTGAAGTTTCCGTAGTCTCTAGGCGTAGGGGTAACCTCAGATCTAGGTCCTACAGTCCTATTAGATGGCCCTCCAGAGCCTGTAGGAGCCTCACTGGTTGAGTTTGGTGTAGTACCAGGTAGGAGGGTACCGGGGGTATTTTGTGTGTTACCAGAACTGGTCGTTCCTGTCCCAGAATCACTCTGTATATCGCCTTTTTGGAACAATTGAGGGGTATTTGTGTCTGTAGTTTGCTTAGGAGAGAAAGCATCTACGATTGCATTACCAATCCAGCTCTCGTGAGCCTTAGGAGTTAAATCTAGGCCTACTGCCTTAAGGTGTTCTGGAGTAATCTTCTCTCCGTCTTCTGCAAGGATATTCTTGTATGTATTCAACATTAGGTTGAACTTGTTTATAGCTACTATATGAGCATTGGCAGGTAATCCCCTAGGTCTCTGACCCTCTCCTGGAATTGGTTGTCCGTAGATAACATTATCATAGTCTATCTTTTGAGTCTCTGGGTTCCACCTTATGTTTAGAGCAGGATTCTCCTTCATCCCGTCTCTAATATTAGATAGATAAGTCTGGGCCAGCCGTACCATGGTCTGAGCACCCCAAGTCTTGTACTCCTGCCATACCTGTTCATTTCCTAGAGCCTTTATGCCCTTAGCTACGCCAGGTTGGGATAGAGTAGCCCATATGTCTATCTGCTCATTCTTGTGGAACTTAGATATGAAATCTGTAGTGCCTGGGTCAGATAGATTAGAAGCCATGTTAATCTTAGCTTCTAGAGGAGCTTTAGGATCAGTAATAACCTTAGAAGGCATGTTAATACCTGCCTTAAGGTAGTCTGAGTTAGGATTCTTAGCTTCTTGAGGTTTAATCTTGCCGTAGTCTTCGCTAACTCTATTCAAACCTCCAGGAACCTTAGTCTGAGTAAAGTCGAAGAATTGGACGTTTGTAAGAGCTTTAGTTACCTCGTCAAACCCTTTATAGTTACCTGCAGTCAAGTAGGCATCCATGAACGCCTTACCATTAGGACCTACAGCCTCTGAAAGGGCTCTAACCCTACGGATAGTAGGATCGGCTATGAGCCTGAAGGCATCGTTCTTACCCATTTGATCTGTAATAGTAGCTGTAGATGTAGCTAACGTAAGGTGTCCTGCACCTACGTCATTAATCATCATATCTAGAGACTTCATCTTATCGTCTAAGAGTTTATTAGCTCTTTCAGGCCCCATCATCTGGGATAGGCTCATCTTAATAGGAACGCCTCTTTCATCTACCTTACCAGTATTGTGTTCTTGAGACTGCAGGGCAGATCTGCTTAGATTATAGAAGTTCTGTTTGAATTGGGCTATGGCTCTTCCATATGCCTGTAACTCTGTAGGATTAGGTTCTTTACCTGAAGACTTAATACCAGCAAGTTTCTGTTCTATCTCTGCTAGGCTTAGTTCGCCCTGGCCTGTACTAAACTTCCATGAAGTATACGAGGCAGAGTAAATTCTGTCTAGATTGCCTGATGAGGTTCTCTCCGCTCTGTCTGCATTTACACCATTAACCTTATTCTCATGTTCTAGAGCGTCATTAGCACGCTTATTACCGAACTCTAGGGCTTGCTGTTCTCCAGCATATTCTTTGAATCTACCGAATGCAGTAGTACCTACATACTGTTGAGCCTTACGAAATACTTCTTGATTGAAGCTTCCGTCTGGATTTATGAAATACTTAGCGTGAGCGCTAAGCCAAGACTCATCTGCTTTTTGAGCAGCATCCTTACCTGAGTTTAGATTAGTTACAGCATCTATTAGAGCCTTACGATGGGCTGCAGCACGAGTATTAGTAGCTTGGTCTAGGGCAGACTCGATGTGAGATCTATAGCCTATACCATACTTAGATAAAAGGTTCTGGGCTATCTCGTGGACTTGTCCTTCGTATAGGACTGAATTACCCTTCTTAACTGCTTTAGCATCTTGGATACGCTTTATCTGGTTCATACCTCTGTCTATATCTGCAGGGACAGGTTCACCAGATGCAGTAGATTTACCTGAGGTTGCATTACCTTCAGAGTCTACTCTATTCGTAAATATCCCACCAGATATACTAGCCTGTTGTTCTGCAGCATCTGCCTTAGGCATAGTTGAACCAGTACCAGAACCTTCAATCAGCTGACTCTCTAGAGTTTGTATGTCCCCGCTTACGATTTTATCTACCTGTTCGAAGGCATCCTTCTTTAGCCCTTGTTGATTAAGCTCGTCTACTCCTGATACTGCAGTGGAGAAAAGATCCCCTAGCCCTTCAAATAGGTGTTGCATAGCCTTGTTAGGCTTAGGACGGTCTGGTTCTTTAGATAACCCTAAGTAAGAAGGAGGGTTGCCTGTACTACCGTATGGTGCAAACTGTGCCATATTATTCCTTATAATTTACCGTTGAATAGGCGTTGGAGCCTAGCTGGGAGTTCATTCTTATATCCTTTAGTGACGAAGTCCATCTTCGCTCTGTCTATGTATGTCTTGTTCTGTTGGGTAGCCCTCTGTAGGACTTCAGACTTCTGTTTATCTGTAAGTCTGCCCATAACGTCCATTACTACCTTAGCTCTAACTACGTATAGTTCTGCCTTAGCCCAATCTCCTGAAGGACCCATGTGTTTAAAGGCTATGCCTAATTGTTCGGCAGCCTTATTCATGGCTTTCTTCTGAGCTTCTTCTTGATCTTTAATAGAACCCATCATCAATCTAGCGTCAGCCATAGGTTTGCCTGTAAGTCCTACAAGCATCAAACCTGCGTCTTTAGCATCTAGATCTTTCTGCATTAACTGGTTGTTCTTGTTTATATAGATACCAGCATTAACAGCGTAGAATGCATTATGGTAGTCATTCCCAGAAGAGAACTCTCGGATTATAGGGACTATGTCTCCCCATGTTACAGGCATCCTCTGATCAGAGCCTATTAGGGCTAGATGGAGATTAGCTGTTATAGGGTATATAGACTTAAGTATAGATACTATTGTAGTTCCTGCAGGACCTGTAACAGTCTCCCAGAAACCTGTCTCTCCTGTCATCCACTTAGAGAATTGATCTGAGGTCCCAGGACCGAAGCGTTGTCCGAAGTTAGTCTCTTTGCCAGTAGCTAGGTATGTTGCATAGGCTAGACCTCCTTCCATCGCTGCTTTGTAGAATTTATTATCTATGATCTCGTTGCCCTTCTCAAGCTGATATGAACGAAGCATATCTGCGAAAGGCAGAGGTATTGCAGCACCTGCTGCTACTGGGACTCCGAATAGAGCTGAATGAACTGCGAAAGCTCTAGCTTTCTCCGCTCTAGTTAGTCTGCCTCCCCAGAACTGCTCGATCATACGTTGAGAGAAGGTCTGGAATTGGAATGCAGGGGCGAATACTCCTTCTTGGAGCTTAGAATGGGAAGCCTTGGTCATGTTAGCTGCTAGGTCATCAGTTCTAGTCAAGATCTCTGCTAGTCTATAGTTATTTAGCTCTCTAGTAGGGTTAGCCTTACGCCACTCATAATAAGCTGCATTAAAGGCAACCATACGAGTTAGGCGTTCACCTTCCTTGAAGAATACTGTACCCCAGTCTAAGATCTTACCTGCTGTAGTAGTGAATAGCTTCATGTCGAAAGAGTCGTCTCTAAGAGCATGTTCCTTGCCTATAATGTCTACTCCCGACCTACGCATAGCTTGGTATGATTCCTTGAACCATTCCTTCTTCATACCACCTAGGTTCTGCGCTATGGTGGCGTATCTATCTAGGATTGCAGGATCATCTGTTAGATGTAGTCCAGCCCTCTGTACTGCATAGTTTACGAAGCCTTTCCAGCCTGCATCTGGTCCTGCTATTGCAACAGCGTGGGCTGCGCCCATGCCTTGCACTACGAACTGTTTTATATTAAGGAAACCGAATTTAAGGTGGTACATAGCTGCTCTAGTGAATGCTATGGGGTCTTTAATAGCCCTTAATTCGTGTGTAGAGTATATTCTAGCTGCACCATCTCCTAGCTTACTTACTAGACCCTGTTGCCAGTGTTCTAGGTCTCTAGCTATGTCTGAACGAGTACCTAGGAAGTTAGTTATACGTTCCTTTGCATTAACAGCAGAGTTAAGTAAGTCTTTGGCATCGGTAGCCATGTTTAGGCTATCTTTTGAGTAGAAGAACTCGAAAGGATTCTTAAGAGCATGTTCTGGATCTTTAGCTATCTTATAGTATTGTTTAGCATACTGCTCTACGGCAGAAATCTTTACGTCGTTATTGATTAAGGTTCTTACGGAATTACCCAACGCTCTGCTTAGAGAGGCGAAAGGATCAAGCATCTCTGCAGTATTAAGATGGTATACAGGTTTAGATAGACTGCCTCCATTAGTCCAGTTAAGGGTAGGACCATCTCTGCTAGCCATGAAGTCTACGTCAATAGAACGCATCATGTTGTATTCAGACCTGTCTTCTCTGCGAAGGTTCAATGGCTTACCATCTGAATCTTTGAATGCGTGGTGTTCCATAATTGAAGGGTTGTCTAGAGAAGACTTGCCCGTCCTTACGTGTGTAATAGGGAAGTCTAAGTCTAGGTGACCGCTCTTACCGTCTCTAGCTAGGTCGAATTGATTCTTCCAGAAGTCTAGATCCTTAGGCATCTTGGTTCTGTCTATATGAGCCTGAAGGACAGCATCAGTGACATTAGGCTCTCTGATCAGCTTCCTGAAGCCATCTAGAGCAGCAGCACCTGACTTAACAGAAGCTTCAGACTCTCCGAAGAATGCTAGTTTATCCCCGTAATAGTTAACTCTGCCTTTATCGGCAACGCCAATCACAGGTTGGACGACTTTATAGGCTTGAGGGTATATGATGTGGGAGCCAGGATTATAGTCTACCAACTTCATAGATAGAGGTCTGGTCTGAACATCTTTAGCTATTACGAAGTTTACTGTACTGCCTTTCTGGAGGGCATCCTTGAAGGGTAAGTTACGAGGATTACCTATTTGGTATGCCTTGAATCCTTGCTTCTCGTACAACTCTTTAAGATATTTAACACTTACTTCACCCGCATCTGCTTTCCAGTAGAATTGAGGGGCAGAGTTAGGGTGTAGGACTACTATACCTCCGTCAGTCTTATTACGCCAGTCTATACCATCTGGTAGATATTTTCCTGGGGCTATTACTGCTTCAGCAGAGCCGTCGTTCTTCTTAATATTAAAGGTTAGGGTTTCAGCGCCTTGACGTGCAAGATCTCTATGAGCAGAGAAGTTACGCAGAATCCAGTCTGTATCCATCAATTGATGGTAGGTCCAGTAGGCTAGATACTGTTGATCTGTAGGTATCTTACCTGGAAACATATCTTGCCAAGCCTTCTCAAAATCTACTTGAGTCCTATAGGCTATGCCTCGATCCCCTGTAACAGGGTCCCAGGACTTCATGGAAGAGTCTAGGAAGCGTTTTAATTCATCTTTACGAGCACCTTTAATAGTTCCTATGATCTGAGCTTTCTCAGCCATAATACGCTGTATTTCATTAGGCACGTGAGTAGCTACGTGTCTTAGGGTCCTCTGGAAGTAAGCTAGTTGATCTTCTGCAGAACGGAACTTCTGGAAGATACCTCCCATGAAGGTATTGCCCAGACTTATTGGATTAGTATTTTTAGTAGTTAGAGTCATAGTGCGGACAGCATCATCTGTCTCGTCTATGTACTTGCTTACAGAACCGTACCAGCCTTCACCATGCTGTACAGTCTTGAACTCCATACCCTTCTCATGAGGTTTTAGATTAGAAGCCCATTGGGACCTGTTCTCAGCAAGTAAGCCTGGTGTATCCTTTTCCTTACCTGTCCTGAAGCTCTGGTAGTCCAAGCCTAGGTCATCTTGCATAATCCTGTTTATTCTCGACTCAGACTTAGCTAGAGTACCGTCAGTCTCGCCTATGATCATCCTTACATACCTGGCGTTAGAACCTGGGGTAACTTCAACTATAAAGTCGATTATGTTGTCACCAGCATGATTGAATTGCTTACGTAGAGCTACTTTAGCTACTTCTACCGCCTTAGCTAGTTCTTCTTCAGTAAGCCGTTCAGCTCTAGGAGACTTAAGGATTGCCTCTACAAGATCTGAAGCTTGACTCTTTAAGAATGAAGTAAGTCTGTTTGCATTCTCTCTTAGCAGAGAGCCTTTATTCATACCTGCGGTAATTAACTCAGGATTGATAATGGTGTGAGCATTCTCAGATAGTTCTGCAGTAACTCCGATCTTATCTTCCTTAGCGAATATAGTCTTTACAGACTTAATCTCGCCTGCTTTCTCGATGTCGCCCATAGCTTCATAGACGTGTTCCATCTTTAGGGAATCTCCTGAAGCTCCTTTTATAGAGTCCCTCATGAGCTTCTTCAAGCCTGTTAGAGCTACGGCTCCTTTTATAAGACCTGCTCCTACAGAGAGTCCAGATTGAGAGTCCATAACACCCATTAGATTATCCATGAATTTGTCATTAGAAGACATGGATTCCATGTGTTTAGCGTAAGCTATAGCATCCAGAGGGTTAGAAGCTTCAATAGCCTCTACCCTGCCTTTAAGCCATTTATTAGCTTGGGCAGGGTCTCTAAAAGACCAGAACTTATCTATCTCCTGTTCCATGCTAGAGCCTGGAAATACTATATTTAGGAAGCTCCAGTCTGGTGATCTAGTAGCTGCAGATACTCCTGGGATTAATAGCTTGCCGAAGTTAACAGCAGTCTCTCCCCATCCTCGCTTAGCCTGTCTAGCTTCTAAGTCTTGTCTTGCAGTCTTGATTACTTCACTCATAGCTAGAAGTTGAGCATTCCCGTAGAGCACTCTCTTAGTACCTTCAGGGTCTTCTTCATTAGCTACTTTGACTATAGAATCATGAGCCTTATTGTTAGTCGCTGTAAGTTCTATATATTTCTTGGCGAACTCTTGTTCGAACACTGCATCTGCAGATATGTCTGCAGGACGTAGTAGACCTCTAGCAGCAGATACTCCTGCAGCGCCTTGAGTTCTAGCTAGTTCTTCTAGGCGTTTCTTGTTAGCCTTATCTTTCTCAATCTTAAGTCTCTCGGCAGCAGATTCTCTCGCTGCTCCTTCTTGCCCTACAGCAATAGAGTTTTCAAGATTATCCTCTCCAGGAGATAGTTCTCCCAGACCTATATGCGCTCTCTTAGCCCTGTCTTTAGCTATATCGCCAGTAACAGGAGCGGGAGCGTTCATATTAGGATTTAGAGTATAACCTCCCTCATCCTCTATAGGCATAGTAGGATTTAAGGATAGAGGAGTCTCTAGTTCTGTAGTTGGAATATAAGCCATTACCCGAACAGTCTACCTAAGGAGCCCTGACTCTTGCCGAAAGCACCTCCTAGAGAAGAGAAGCCTTGACCTAAGGACGATATGAAGCCTGCATCTGCCTCATCCTTACGATAATTTAGAACCTCTCTATTAGTCTGGAACAGAGCTGCTCCAGCTGTCCTAGCAGCCTCTACACCTCCGATTGCAGTAGCCATGTTACCTGAGACCTGTCCATATGCTCCTCCTAGAGCAGAACCTGATTCTGCACCTTGATTAGTTGCATTAGACTGCGCTACAGCCCTCTGAATTATTCCCTGACGTACAGATTCTCTGCGTCTGCGCATAGCGTCAGATTCCATAGCTTGCTCTCGAATAGTCTCAGCCCTCTGTTGAGCGGCTAGAGCCTTCTTCTGAGCTTCCTGCTGTTTAGCAGCTCCGAATACCTGTAAGCCTGTGCCTACAATTCCAAATAGAAGACCGCCTAATAGTCCTGCTGCAGCCATTTATGTATTTACCTCATCTATAATCTTATAATATACTCTCTCTAAGGGCTTATAGCCTTTACTAAGATAAAAGGTCTTTAAGTCCTCTGAAGGATAAGCACTATGTATTACTTTAACCCCTAGTTTAATAGCCCAATATTCAAAGGCTTCATATAACTCAAGGCCTACTTTATTCTTTCTATACTTAGGTAAGACATACCATATATGCTCATAAGCCTGTTTATCCAAGGAGAAAGGGAACTCTTGTATACTTCCTATTATAATACCTATAGGACCCTTATCTTTAAAGTCTTCTGAATAAGACAAGAGAATAAGGTATTCTTTCTTGTCTTTATTAAGGCCATCAAGTACTGAAGTCCTTATCTTCTCTATATCTGTACTTAAGGTACTATAAGGGCTTTCTACCTTAAAGGTTACCATAAGGTCTACTATATCTTCTAGATCTTCTATAGAGGCTATTTTAAGGTTCATATAATGTTAATCCTAATGGCCCTGTAAGCTCATATATTATGTTAATCCTTATGTACTTAAGGTTTAGCGTTAGCCGAGTCCCAAGAAGCCCACCCTATGATGCTAAAGGGCTCTGTATCTACAGAGGCTACCTTGAATTGCATAGCTTTACCATGTCCTCTTACCTTAAGCCTCTTAATACCGTAGTC